TTGGCTAGCGAAGGCTTTCGGGTTGGCTATGGGCTGCGCCCACTGCCAGTGCTTACGCCGTCGGCTGTGCCTGCGGCTTCGCACCCTTGGCACGCGGAGCAACCTTGCCCGCCTGCGTCTTCGACAAAGGCTTCGCCGCCTTATCCGCGGCTGCCTTCGCCTCTGCCTTCTTCACCAGTTCCGGGTCAGCGTGGATCAACGCGTTGATATCCAGCTTGATCGGGGTTGCCTCGCGGGCCTTGATGTTGGCCTCCGCAGTGGCGATGATGCTAGCATCGCTATCGAGCAGTTGCTTGGCAACCTTGGTGATCTCCGACGCCTTGACAGTGCTGATCTTGATCTTGTTCGCCTTCATGGCGTCCTTGACCAGATTGCGCGCCAAGCGCATCGCCTCAGTCATCACTGCACCAGAGGCTTTCTTTGCCGTCTTGGCGCCGGTGATCTTAGTCTTGCCATCGTACATCTCCTGCACGTTGGCGAGGGCCTTGGCCTTGATCTCGTCGCGGCGTGCTGCCTCGTCGGGAATGTTGGCCTTGGTGATCTTCGACATGCCGCGTTCAGCGATTACCTTGAGGCCCTGCATGAGGGCTTCGCGGTATACGTCGTCTGGCAGCTTGGCGGTATCGACCTCGATGATGCCTGCACTGTTCTTGAGTGCAACCTGTACGAGGGTCGAGGGTGCCGTTGCGCCAGCGTCGGTGGCTGATGCCTCAGTCGTGGTGTCTACGTTGGTCATGATTTACCATCGTCTTTCGCTTGTGGGGAAGCCCACACAACGGGCGTAGCGTGCATCATAGGTCTCTAGGCACAGAGGGCACTGATCCTTGGCAATGCGCAAGCAGCGAGGCTGCCTTTGCAATGCACTATCAGCACCATGAGCGTTCGGTATCCTAGCACCGCTCGTTCTTGGTTGGCTTAATCGTGCGGGATTGCACGGGTGGACGCAAGCATAGCTCTGTGTAATAGCTACCCTTAACGTTTCCTATTGCACAACACGCGGGCCATATTCCAACCCTCGATCCGCTGCACTAGGTCATCGGCTTGCGCCCGCCGATGCAATCCCTTAGCATGTAGGACTAAGCGTCTCTGCGTTGCGTATTGACCGCCCGCTCTGCTTCGTCCATTGTCAAACAGCGCCCTATGTGGTGGGCCACCCGTAGTATGGAAACGGCTTGATGTTTCCTATCTCTGTAGTGCAGCTAATGCTTCTGTATAATACTCCAGCCAACGCGGCCATAGCACATGCTTATCATGAATGCTATCAGTGCCATGAAGCAAGAACGCCTTGTCATCAGCGGCCTTACAAGCAAGCACGTGGAGTATGGTGTCGTCACGCACGATGCTTCCTATCTCTGGTCTCATCAGCACCAGCATAACTGGTGGACCAAGGCGCTATGCCTTGGTTTCGACCTTCGCATTATCAAACACAACACTCAATACCATGCTAGTGGCATTGGGATATTGCTCATACATAAACTGCACAATGTCATCAAGGCTCTTAACCACAGGCATGGTGAGATCATACTCACGCTGGCCTTCGTTGATTGTGAGGTGAACGTAGTATGGCATGGGATATGCTTCCTATCTCTGTGTTCTTCTATTGGCTTAAGCCGGGTAAGGGAATGATCCCTGCCCGGCGTAAGCGCTATGTTGATTTGACTTCAGCCCAACGATGCCATTCGCTTCTCGGCAATGGCCTCTTCATTAGCACTCATGGTCATCTGCACTTCAGCCATTGCATGAATGAGCCACAGCATAATCTCGCTATCACTCAAGCACCCTTCACGCCACAACCGCATCTTTTCGTCCACGCCAGTAACCATAAGACATGCTTCCATGTGAATGCTTCCTATCTCTGTGTTCAGCGCCCCTATAGTATGCGCCCATTCGCGCCGTTCGTCAAATCACATTTTCGTGATGCGCTCACCATTGCGCCGCGAAGCTCGTAGGGTCGTGGCGTAGCTCGCGAGAGTATTCATATCCTGCGCCACGGTTCATTGGTCAATAGCACAGCCTTGCCATTCAACTCCCCAATCTTGCGCTTGCCTTTGGGAATAACCTCTCGTGATGGCCGTTGCAAGTGCAGTGTGCCTGCACTGGGATCAATCACCAGCGTCACGTTACGCAATGTGCTAGTAGCCATTGCCCTTGCCTTCATAGCCTTGCGCATTTCTTCCGCTGATGGCGGCACTGCACGCTTGTGCGATTGCGTCACCGCATACACAGGCTGCGGATTCCCTGCAATATCATCCACAAACTGGGTCTGCGCATTCATCACTTCCCCAGTGCTCAACCCTTCAATCACCATCGGCGCGGGAGGCTTGGGCTTGCGTGGCATGACGTGTTGCTTCCTATCTCTGCGCCATTGCGGCATGATACCATAGTACCACACCACCACGCTGTTGTCAAGCACAATCCCCAGTCAATTCACCACCAATCCACTGCATCCCCTGCCAGCACCCCTAGACGAACCCTAGCGCTGCTCTCAATACCTGTTTCGCTACCCTGCTTCGTGTGTACCCCTCCTGCCCTCCCCCCAGCGTGGCTGTCCTCTTCTGATATATATAGAGAGAACTTTTATAGAAGATGGACACGAACACCTAGATTCGGGGAGGGAGGCATACACACGACACCCCGTAGCGATACAGGCATACTGGGCGGTTGTAGAGTGCATCTAGAGTAACCTAGGCCAATTGCGCAAGTGGACAAAGCCCTTGGCGATGCCATCCCCCATTGTGCACTGCACCCACTGCAAGTGCGAAGGGAGTGATGCTGCACCGCAGCGAGCCATGCACCCGGCGCATACCAGCCATGCGCAACGCGCTGTTGCAATCGCTCCGCAATGGGCGCATCTTTGGGGCATCGGAGCACAGCGCAACGGGCATCCTGCCCCGCCACTCCGACGGAGACTGCACCATGACCGATCTTAGCACCATGACCCGCGAACAACTCCTTGCCCTCGTATCGCAGATGCAGGCCGTGCCTGCCAAGCGCACCACCTGCAAGGTCTCACCCAAGGGTGGCCTGTCCCTTTACGGCCTTGGCCGTTTCCCCATCACCCTCTACCGTTCGCAGTGGGAACGCCTTCTCTCCGACGACACCGTGATGCAGGTCAAGGCGTTCATCACCGCGAATGACAAGCTGTTGGCCGTGAAGGTCTGACCTACGCTGCACCGCACTCATTGCACTGCAACACAGGGGCATCCCTTGACCGGGGTGCCCCAAAATTTTTGTCCCGCGCGTGGGCCAGACTACTCTGGCAAATTGCGCCCAAAATTTGAAAGGTATGTATCAGGAAAGGGCGGCGGCGGGGCTTGACAAGTGCGGTGGATGTGCCATACTGCAAGTCAAGGTTAGGTCAGGAATGCAGCGGATGAAGCGCGAAGAGAAGGTCGTTGTGGAGCGGTTGCCGTATGGCGGCTATGCTGTGACGCTGCCCGATGGCACCAAGCTCGTTGGTGGCGCGGCAAGCACTGTCATTGCCCTGACCGCAGCGATCTTCCGCGAGGAGGCCCGTGATGCTTGAGGGATTCATCAATACGAGCGCGATGCTCAAGCCCGGGGTCTACGCGCTGGTGCGTGAGGGCGTCGTGGTATACGTCGGTCAATCGAAGAAGCCGCTGTCGCGTGTCGAAGCTCATCGATCCCTTGGCTCTCGCAAGTCCGCTGCGCCGGGCTGGCTGCCGATTAAGGGCATCATCTTCGACGAAGTCCACGTCCTGCCATGCCGCATCGAAGACCTCGATCGTGTCGAACGCGCGATGATTGATCTCTACAAGCCCCGATTCAACTGCAAGCTCAAGGCCCCAACACCCGTGGCCGCCGAATTCAACCTCGCCGCGTTCACGAAGCCCCAGTCCCAACCCATCGTTCGAAGGTTCTAATCGTGCCCCGCCTGCAACCCGGATACAGCATCGAGCAAACGCCGGAGGTCTCAGACATCCGCGTGCTTAAGCGTGCTGAGTTATCCGTGCTTGCGGAGAAGCGGCCGCCGAACTCCCTACAAACCCTGCGCGATACGCACCACCGCGTCGCACGTGCAGTGGCTGCGGGTCTGCGTGGCGATGAGATCGCTGCGACCACGGGCTACTCGTATCAGCGCGTTAGTATCCTCAAAAGCGACCCCGCGTTCATGGAACTCGTGGCGCACTACCGTGCCATCCTCACAGCAGAGTGGGCAAGCGAGGCCGACCCTGTCATCGACTACATGCGCACCAATTCGCTCAAGGCGCAGGCGATGATCTCGGACAAGCTCGATGCCGCCATGGAAGCCAATGAGTTCCTCCCGACCCGCGACCTCCTTGGCATCGCGGAGTTCGGCGCTGATCGCACCGGCTATGGCAAGGTCAACAAGAACGTCAACATCAACGTCGACTTCGCCAAGCAACTTGAAGAGGCCCGCCAGCGCAGCGCTAGCGTTCGCGCGCCTCGCCAGATTGAGCATAGTCCTCCACTGGCTCAATCCCAGCCACAGCAACAATCACCCCCTGACCATGCTGTGGCTGGGTCCCTATTCCGTCGGTTATGAGTTGGGGAGACACCGCATTGCTTGAGCGCTCGCCAGTTGTACGTCGGACCTCTAGCGCAGCGATCGCGGCGGTGTCTCCTCGACACCCGTTGAGCGCGGGTGCCCATCGAGCATCACAGGACACAGTGCCCGCAGGGCAGCACTGCATGGAGGACGCCGCCCGTGGCTGAGGATGCATACGCGGGGATGCAGGCGGGGCTGCTGGAATGGCTCGCCGATGTGGCGGATGATCCCCACGCGTGGGCGATGGGCGCGTTTCCGTGGGGGCAGAAGGGAACGATCCTTGAGAAATTCCCTGACGGACCTATTGACTGGCAACGAGATATTATGGAGCAGGTCCGCCTCGGGTTGCTCACTGTAGATGAAGCTATCCAGTTGGCAACTGCAACCGGTCACGGCGTTGGCAAAAGCGCCCTCATCTGCATGCTCATCCTGTGGGGCTTCACCACGTACCCTGACTGCCGCGGCGTCGTCACCGCTAACACAGAGACCCAGCTAAAGACAAAGACATGGGCCGAACTCGGCCGCTGGTTCAACCTCTGCTTCTTCACCCGCGAGCACTTCACCCTCAACGCCACATCCCTCGTCTCCAAGGACCCCTCTCGCGAGCGCACGTGGCGGATCGATATGATCGCGTGGTCGGAGACCAATCCCGAAGCCTTTGCAGGCATGCACAACAAGGGCAAGCGCCTCCTGATCATCTTCGACGAGGCCTCGGCCATCGCCGACATCATTTGGGAAACCATCGAAGGCGCCACCACCGATAGCGACACTCAGATCATCTGGATCGTCTGTGGAAACCCCACGCGCAACTCGGGCCGCTTCCGCGAATGCTTCGGCGAGGGTAAGCACGCCTCAATGTGGAAGTCGCGGCAGATTGACAGTCGCACTGTCTCGATCACCAATAAGAGCCGATTCACGCGATGGGAGAAAATCTATGGCGTTGACTCGGACTGGTTTCGTGTCCGCGTGCTTGGCCAATTCCCTCGCCGTGGTGAGATGGAATTCTTCTCAGCTGCTGATATCGACGCTGCTATGTCCACAGATAGAGAAGTATTTGTCGATGCCTTTACTCCTCTTGCTATTGGCGTGGACGTCGCTCGCTTCGGACGAAATAACAGCGTCATCTTCCCGCGTAAGGGTCGTGATGCGCGCACCCTCGAACGCAAGCTCTATTCCGGCATCTCCACCACCGAGCTAGCCAATCGCATCTCCGAAACCTACCAGCAATGGCGCCCCGATGGTATCTTCATTGATGGTGGCGGCGTGGGTGGTGGCGTCGTTGACCAATGCCGCAACCAACGCCTCTACGTTTGGGAAGTCCAATTCGGCGCCAAGGACTCCATCACCGGCGTCAGCAATGACAACTCCGGCGAGCGCTATGCCAATATGCGCGCGGCGATGTATGGTGCCGCCCGAGCATGGACCAAGACCGGTGCGCTCCCGCTCAACGCCGACCTCCGCACGGCGATGCTCGCGATCACCTATAGCTTCAACAACAAAGACGAGATCGTCCTCACCTCCAAAGAGGACCTCATCGACGAGAACCCCGACCTCGATCTCGACACTCTCGACGCTTTCGTCCTCACCTTTGGCGGACCACTCCATCGCAACGCCGACGCTGGTGGCGACCATCAACAGTTCAAGAAGCAAGACACAGCTGACCATGAATACGATCCCTATTCCGCAGAGAGGATGTTAGCATGAGACCGCATCACGAGCCCTATGGCCTATGCTCCATCGACCCCATCTCTCTCACGGGCCTCGCCCTCGCCGGAGCAGGCGCTGCCGCGGGCGGCACAGCCGCATCACTGATTGGCGGCTCTGGTGGTGGCGCAGCCCCAGCACCCACACCACCCGCTGCACCCCCGCCGCCGCAGGCCACGCCTACCGGCCAACGCCAACAGAGGTCGCCGCAGCAATCATCCTTCATCGGCGCCGCGGCCACACCGCCCACGCAATCGGGACAGAAGTCCCTCTTGGGGCAGTAGCGCCATGCCCGTTGTCCCTTTCAGCGGTCCACGCACAGCACAAGGCGCTCCAATGCAGCCGCCTGCTGACGAGCCCTTCACCTTGATGGCCCTCGCACAGATGCACAACGATGGGCGCCTTCCTAATGCACCGCAGATGGAGGACGCCCCGAGTGGCAAACTCTCTGACCGCTAATGGCACCACCGCGGACACCCGTGCCCTCACCTACTCCCAAGGCCGCCTCATTGGCCTCCGCGTCAATCGCTACTCATGGTGGACTCATTGGCGTGAACTCGCTGACTATTTCCTACCCCGGAGGTACAAATGGATCGTGACCCCGAACCAGCAGTCCCGCGGCAGCCCGATCAACCAACACATACTGGACTCTACCGGTGTAATCTGTGCTCGCAATCTAGCGTCCGGTTTGGTATCGGGAAAGAGCTCCCCAACACGGTCATGGTTCAAGCTGCGTGTAGGCACTGCGGACTCAACGACCACATCTCCTGTTAGCCTCTGGCTCGCTGAATGTGAGCGCATCCTCTACCTTATCTTCAGCGAGAGTAACTTCTACAACTCCATCGCACAGTTCTACTTCGACGAAGTCATCTTCGGCACAGCCGCGATGCTGGTCTACGAAGACTTCGAGAACGTCATCAACTGCATCAACCCCTGCGCTGGCGAATACTACATCGATATCGATGGCAAGTATCGCCCAACAATCTTCTACCGAGAATTCACCCTCACAGTATCCGCTGTGGTCAATGAATTCGGCTTGGAGAATTGCAGTGATAGCATCAAACAACTCTACGCCGATTCGGGCGGTGCGAACCTTACGCGCGAGCTTATCATCGCCCACAGCATTGAGCCCAACGATGATGGCAAAGCTGCTGACTTCGGGTTCTCTGACCGTTTTGCATACCGTGAGCTTTACTGGGAATGGGGAGGCAGTGCCAGTCCTCAGGGAAGTAATTACCAACCACAGGGCTTCCTCCGACGCAAGGGCTACTACTCCCGCCCTAACATCGCCGGGCGCTGGGACATAGTCTCCAACGATCCCTATGGTCGCTCGCCGGGCATGGACGCGCTCCCCGACCAAAAGCAGTTGCAGCTTGAGACCCGGCGCAAGGCCCAAGCCATCGACAAGATGGTCAACCCGCCACTCGTCGCCGATGTCCAACTCAAGAACCAGCCCGCCTCGCTCCTCCCCGGCGGCATGACCTACGTCCAAGGCATGGCCCAAGGCAAGCCCGCGATCGCGCCGATCTACGACTCGCATCACTTCCCCGTCGCGGACATCACTGAGGACCTCAACGAGGTCAAGCAGCGGCTGTCGAAGATATTCTTCAACGACGTCCTGATGACCGCCTCGCAATACGAGACCCGCAGCAACGTCACTGCCGTCGAATGGAACATGCGTAAGTCCGAATCCCTCGTCGCTCTCGGCCCTGCTATCGATCGCATCGACCACGAAGTCCTTGGTCCCATCATCGACCGTGTGTGGGACATCGCGTCACGTGCTGGCATCCTACCTCCGGCCCCGCCGGAAATCCAAGGCCAGATGATCAACATCAACTACGTGTCGATGCTCAAGCAAGCCCAAGACGCCACTGCGGCCTCAGGCATCGAAGCCACGTTGAAGCTGGCCGGTGAACTCGAAGGCCTCAAGCCCGGCACTGCGATGAACGTGGACTTCGATTATGCTATTGACAAGTACTCCTCGTTGCAGGGTAATGATCCTAAGATGATCCGTAGCCCTGAGGAGTTGGCGCAATTGCGTGCCGAAGAAGCCAAGCAGCAGCAAGCAGCACAGCAAGCTCAGATCGCAGAGCAGCTGTCGAAGTCCGCTGGCAACCTCGCTGCGATCCAACCGGGAGGGCCCGTCGGATGACCCCACGCTACCTCACCGTCGACTTCTGTGGCCACCTCTACGAGGTCTCGCACCTGCGTGATATTTTCGATCGCCCGACCCTCGACCCGGCCCTCGCCGAGCGCTGTGTCGTTAAGGTCCCTACGCAGGGCCTCGTCGCCATGACCACTGACGAAGCTCCAATCTACACGGTCCATTGATGCCTGATAACGCAGCCGATCGCAAGGACATCCGCCGCCGCGAGAAGGCCGCACGGATCAACGACGCCTCGCGCCACGCCTGCATTCGCAACGTCATGTCCACGATCGAAGGCCGCCACTGGCTATGGGATGTCCTTGGCGACTGCCACGTCTTCGCCACCACCTTCACCGGTGATGCATTACAGACCGCCTTCAACGAGGGCTCGCGCAACGTAGGCCTGCGCCTCCTCGCCGACATCATGCTGGCCTGCCCCGATCAATACGTCCAAGCACAGAGAGAAGCAAATGTCCGAAGCACCACTGATGAACGACGAAGCAGCGCGCTCGGCGACGGGCGAGATTCTGGATCAGGCGACGACGCCGCCAGTGACGCCGCCAGTAACCCCACCGACGGATGGGACAACCCCGACTACGACCCCTTCGACACCTCCGGCCGTAACCCCGCCCAGCACTGAAAAGAAGCCTGACGACAAGCCCGCCGACAAGCCCGTCGTTCCGGAGACCTATGACTTCAAGGCCCCTGACAACTACACTCTCGACCCGAAGCTCCTTGAGACCGTCACCCCGATCTTCAAGGAACTCGGCCTGACCAATGAGCAGGCTCAGAAGCTCGTCGACATTCAGATCGGGCGCGAGATCGCCAACGCCAAGGCCCCGCAGGACGCCTACGCCGCCACCCGCACGGAATGGCAGACCAAAACCAAGGCCGACCCCGAGATGTCCGCCTATGGTTTCGACAACGTCAAGACCGATATTGGCAAAGTCATCACCGCACTCCCGGCCGATCTCCAGCCCGCATTCCGCGAAGCGATGGACATCACCGGCGCCGGGGACCACCCCGCATTCGTCAAGGCGATGTGGAAGCTCGCCTCCCTCGTCACCGAAGGCTCGCACGTCTCCGGCCGTGGTCCCTCGCCGCAGGGTCAGCGCGCTCCCGGCACCAACGACAAACCATCGCCCGCACAGGCGATGTACCCGAAACTCGCATAGTGAGCCTCAGAGAGGTTGAAAGCCATGGCCAGATCACTAAGCAAGCAGGCTAGCCTACTCACCCCAATGCTTTCAACCTCTCGCAGGAGAACACTCTAATGGCCACTATTGGCGCCCTCGCACTCACGTATGCGGACTGGGCCAAACGTATGGACGATGGCTACCGCGTAGCCTCGATCATCGAACTCCTCTCGCAGACCAATGAAATCCTCGACGACATCCTCGTCATGGAAGGCAACCTGCCGACCGGTCACAAAACGACCGTTCGTACCGGACTCCCGCAAGCCACGTGGCGCCTGCTCAACGCCGGTGTCCCCAACGCGAAGTCCACCACGGCTCAGATCATCGACACCTGCGGCAACCTCGAAACCTACGCCGTGATCGATAAGGACATTGCGGACCTCAATGGCAACACCGCCGAGTTCCGTCTCTCCGAAGTCCGTGCGTTCCTCGAAGGCATGTCGCAGCAGGTCGCCGCGTCGTTCATCTATGGCAACCAGCACGTTAACCCGGAGCGCTTCACTGGCCTCGCCCCGCGCTACTCCACCGTCAACGCGGCGAACTCGCAGACCGCCGCGAACGTCCTTGACGCAGGCGGCACCAGCAACACCAACACCTCCATGTGGATCGTCACGTGGGGCAGTGACACCATCCACGGCATCTTCCCCAAGGGCAAGATCACCGGCCTCCAGCATCGCGACATGGGCGAGTGGCCCGTTACCGATTCCGCGGGCAACACCTATCAGGCCTATCGCGATCACTTCAAGTGGGAAGTCGGCCTCACACTTCGCGACTGGCGCTATACCGCCCGCATCGCGAACATCGATGTCACCCAGCTAACCGGCGTCAGTGCCGCGAATCTGATCAACCTGATCGTCCGTGGCCTCTACCGCCTGCCCACGGCCCCTGCCGCGGCCTCGGCGATCCAGACCTCAGACACTCCCGCCGTCCGCGCGAACATGGGCCGCGTGATGATCTACTGCAACCGTGTCGTCCGCACCTATCTCGACTTGCAGGCGATGAACAAGACCAACGTCCTGCTGCGCTTGCAGGAATTCAACGGCAAGGTCGTTACGACCTTCCGCGACATTCCGCTCCGCACTTGTGACGCCATTCTCTCCAACGAAGCACAGGTGGTGTAACATGATTCTCGACAACCTACTCACCTTCACTGGAAGCTCCAACGGTAGCGTTGGCGGCATTATCTCGGGTCCGCAGACGGACGCGCCCACCACGGGCACTCAGGTCGCGAGCAACATCATCGACCTCGGCGTCAACTCGGGCATCCCCTCCTCCGCAAGTGGCGGTGGCGCTCGTGACATCGCAGTCGGCGATGACCCGATGCTCAAGCTCTCGGCGATCGTGACCACGGCCTTCACCGTTGGCACCTCGCTCCAGCTTGAACTCTCGGGCGCACCAGACAACGGCTCGGGCGGTCAGGGCGCCTACACCGTGATGTGGACCAGCTTCGCCTACCTCGAAGCCAACCTCGTTGCCGGTGTGCAGCTTGCGAACATCGATGTCCCGCGCCCTGTGCCGGGTCAGCCGATCCCCCGCTTCCTGCGCCTGCGCTTCATCTCCGGCGGCACGCACTCCACCGGCGCCGTCGAAGCCCAAATCGTCATCGATCGTGACGATCAGATCGTTGGCATCACCGGTCTGTACAGCGGCTATCCCGCTGGCCTGACGGTTGCGAACTAATGCGTAAGCTCCTCATAGGGGCTGCATTGCTGGGGCTCATCTTTGCCCCAGCACTTGCACAACAGATCACCAATCGAAGCATCAACGGGACCTCAACCCTTGATGCTTCTGTCGGCGGTCCGGGTGGTCAGACCCAAACCACCACCGTGGCACAGCTTCGCAATGCGCAGGGCGTCACCACCACAGCACTAACCACAGGCACGCTGGCAAGTCTCACCACTTCGACAGCGTCCCTAGTCTCCACTGCGGCATCGGTCTCTCTCACCGTCAACCTCCCTGCCAAGCCCTTCGATGGTGAAATCTTCGAATGGGTCAATGGCTCTGCTGGCGCCTTCACCGCTGGCACCATTGCACAGACCGATGGCTCCACGATCGTTAATGGCGCTGCCGCTGGTACACTTGCGGCCGGTGCCAGCGTAGAATACCGGTATGTTCTTTCCACCAATTCGTGGTATAAAATAAGGTAAACTTATGCTCCGTACCCTCGCGGCGTTCTTCATCACCCTCTTGCTGGCGAACGCCGCGCTGGCACAGCAGATTCGTGCGGTCTCAGGCACTGGGGCTGCTGTCACCACTGCCATTGATGGTTCCATCGTTTGGGTCGGCACAGCCCCCACTACTTGGGCCGTGACGTTGCCAGCGAACCCTAACAACGGCACTACAATCCGTCTTGCTACGGACACCACTCTGACGACGCTAGTCACCGTCACCGCGTCCTCAGGCGATACCCTCGTCGCTGCTTTCGCCTCGCAAACCCTCACCGCCAACACCACCGTGGTCGGCTGGCAATACTACGCCCCAACCCGCATATGGTATAGGATTCAGTGATGCGCAAACCCCTTTTCGACTGGTCGATCTTCCTCGCGATCGTCCTCCTGCTATTCATCCCATTCGTTGCGAATGCACAGCAATCCGTTGTGGTTCCAGCGACTACTAATCAAATCTCCATCGCAGGTACCGTTGCCGCTAGCACCAAGATCATTACCGGTGCCACGGGCAAGCAAATCTACGTCACCGCGCTATTGCTCGCTCCAGTCGCCACCAGTGTCGTCACCTTTACCTATGGCACTGGCACCAACTGCGGTACCAACACCGCTTCGATCACCGGTGCCATGACCTTCGCTGCTGGTGCTGTTGTCGCCCACGGTGCTGGTGCAGGCGCCGTCTTCGTCCTTCCGCGTGGTGTCGACCTCTGTATCACCATCGCCACCGCGGCTGCCCCCGGCTCCATCGCGTATTCGCTCTTCTGAGGCATCGCCCATGCGTCGCATCCTCGCACTAGCGCTTCTCTGGCTCGGCCTCACGACGCCAGCGCTTGCGCAACTCATCACCCCCGCAACGATGCGGGATGCGAACCTCACGACATCATCGACGCAGAACCTTGTCTCGACACTCAACACCTTCACCGCCCAGCGTACCCTCACGATCCCCGGCTCTGGCGCCCTATCGTCCTATTACTTCCAATTCGTCGACACTGCCAATGCGATCAATGGTGCCAATACCCTTCGCATCGTCGCGGCCGATGGCTCACTAGTTAATGGTTCCAGTGCCCTTGTTGTCTCGACCACTGGTGCCTATGTCTTTATCATCCCTTCGCCCAGCGGCTATGCAGCGACCGTGGTTCCACCCACTGCTTCTGGTGGTGGCGGATCACCGGGCGGCACGGGTGGGCAGATACAATATAACAATGGTGGTAACTTCGGTGGCTTCACCACCAGTGGCGACCTCACCATTAATACCGCTACAGGCGCTGGCACCCTTACTACAGTCAACGCCAACGTGGGTGCCTTTGGCTCTAACGTCAACTGCACCACATACACTGTCAATGCCAAGGGCCTAATCACCGCCGCGTCGCAGACTGCGTGTACACCTGCTATTGGTAGCATTACCGGCCTTGGCACCGGTATCGCCACAGCCCTTGCTATCAACGTTGGCTCGGCTGGCGCACCTGTACTCTTCAACGGCGCTGGAGGCACTCCATCCTCCATGATCGGCACTAATATCACCGGTACTGCTGCGGGTCTTACTGCTGGCACAGCTAACGCCATCGCTGTCGGCGGCATTACTGGCCTTGGTGCTGGTTGTGCCACGTGGCTCGCTACGCCCTCAAGCGCAAATCTTCGTGGCTGCATAAGCGACGAGAGTGGCACTGGCCTCGCGTACTTCCAAGGCGGCGATCTTGGCACGCCATCGGCTGGTGTCTTGACTAATGCTTCTGGCACTGCTGCATCGCTCACTGTAGGCAACGCCACCAAGCTTGCCACCGCACGCGCTATTGGCATTGCCGGCTCCACTGGCCTCACTGCCACCGGTGTCAATTTCGATGGCACCGCTGCGATCAACCCAGCACTCACAGGCACTCTTGTTATCGCCAATGGCGGTACAGGAGTAACCACTGGTGCGGTGGTTGCTATCAAGAAACAAATCTTTATAACATCCGGCACCTATACCCCATCAGCGGGTATGATCTATGCGCAGATTGAAGGCTGTGGAGGTGGCGGCGGTGGTGGTGGCACAACAGGCACAGCAAGCCAATTGTATGCTGGTGGAGGCGGGGGCTCAGGTAGTTATTCCCGTTTACTAGTTACCGCCGCGACAATTGGTGCATCGAAGTCGGTGACTATTGGTGCACTTGGTAGTGGTGGCGCCGCTGGCAATAATAATGGCACAGCAGGTGGCGATACTTGCGTTGGTGGTGCCGCCTGCACCACCAATCTATTTGTAGCTAAGGGTGGAGGTGGTGGGGGCTTTAGTAATTCAGCTACACTTGGAGCCGCTGGCGTCGGTGGTGTTACAGGCACTGGAGATTTCCTAATTTCGGGTAATGGTGGTGGCGGCGGAATCTTCTTCAGTGCTGGTACTCTTTCTATGACCAGCTTCCCCGGCGGTGCTAGTGCTTATGGTGGTGCGGCACCCGGCGTATCAGGTAATGGTAGTGCCGCAAGTGCCAATTCCTGCGCTGGTGGTAGTGGTGGCCAATCATTCAATGCCGCTCCTGCCACTGCCTCGGGAGGTAATGGTGGAACTGGTGTAATCTATATCACCGAATATACAACTCAATAATCTAGAAAGGACTATCCGATGACTGAAGTTCCTCGTTGGCGCCTTAACAGCGCTCACTATCTCAACGTCGCCCAACTTCCCGATGGTACTCGGGTCGAGTGGGAGCATAAGGAAACCGCACGCGAGACCGGTCGCACTGTGCGAAAGCTATTCCCCGTGCCTATGCTTCTCGATCCGCGCGACCCTGCGGACTTCAACCATCCCGGCGAAATCATTGTCGCGGTGGATGCAGGTGCCAATGGCCGTAACGACCCCCGTGATTATATCTTCGATGGCAAGCCCACTCCGGAGATGGAGCCCCTTAATGAAGCCGCGCAGGCGATTACTGACGCAGCCCGCAGCAAGTGGGACCATCCCATCAATTCGCTGCCCATCAATGGTAGCATGTCCACGCAGGAGCAGGCTTTCATGCAGAATATGATGACTGAGTTCGCCAAGACCATTGGCGCTGCGCTACCTCAGGGCAACACTATTATCGCCAATGACGAAACCGCCGAACTTAAGGAGCGCATTGCGAAGCTTGAAGCGTTGATCCTTGCGCAGACGCCGAAGCTCACGCCGGTCGGCGCTAGCCGTCGGGCCTAACGCGCATGCCCAGCCAACAGGACCTCGATCAAGGCGGCACATTTCGCCAATGGACCCGTATGTATATGGGCCCTTCGGTTGGCTGGGTTAGCGTTCCTGTGGATGCAGTGCTAGAAATCGTTGCGGGTGGTGCCGTCACTATTGCACGTGGTACGTCATTGATTTTACTCAACGTCAATGCCTCGGTGACACTCAATCTGCCCTCATCCAAAGCATCGCCACAGGGTCCACAAGCCGTTCCGGGACAATGGATCGTTAATCCCGTGACCATTGTTGATAAAGGTGGCTTCGCCAATCCCGGCACCGTGAACTATTTGGTTAACCCCAATGGCAGCGAACTTATCTCCGGCCTTGCACAGGTGTCGCTAGCCTCAGCGTATGGCTCTTTGATTCTCAATCCGATTCTTTCCACTGGTGGATGGACACTAATTCAATGAAACGACTTCTGCTTACGTTAGCACTACTTTGCGTCTCATCGATAGCCTCAGCCCAGTGCAATGGTGTCTTTGCTAACAACACTGTCTGCGGCAATATCACTGGCGCCAGCAATCTCCCACGGCCAACTTCACCTTCAGCATTTCTCGGCGCGGCTGGTGGCACCAACGGCCAAACGCAGTACAATAGCGGCGGCGCCCTCGCAGGTTACACCCCATCACAAGACTGCACTGTGGTTCCAGCCACCGGTGTCTTTACTTGCCTGCGCACGAACAACATCCTGTTTGCACCATCGGCCACGACCGATACGACCAACGCAGGCAATATCTCCAGCGGTCTGCTTGCAACTGCTCGTGGCGGCACTGGCGTCAGCAATGCCACGTCTGCTGCTGGGGATATTCTCACGTCGCAATCGACGAATGGTACCTTCCTTCATACTGCTTTCAATGCAGTGTGCACTCTTGCGCCATCCGCTTGCACCACCGCCTTTGGCTACACTAGCATCGCGTGGTATGGTGCGAAGTGCGATGGCATTTATCAGTCCAACCAAAACGCCGATCAACCCAGCACCAATCTCTCCATCACTAGCGGCCTTAAGGCTTTGACCTCCAGTGGCTCGACCTTCACCAGCGCTGATGTAGGTAAGCGCATATGGGTCCCCGGCGCAGGTGTTGCAGGCGCGGGTCTCTCTAGCACCATCACCGCATTCACCGACGCCACACACGTCACCATCAACGACGCTGCTAGCACAACCCTTGTCGCTGTCGCCGCGACTAATGCCCTGCCCTTTGTCTATGGCACTGATGACACCACCGCCATCCAAGCCGCAATGACTGCCACGCCAATTGGTGGCTCACTATTTATCCCCGGCCAGCACACCGGCTGCATCATTCGCCAGCAGGGTGCCAATACTTATGCCCTTAATCAAGACCATCCCTTTAGCGTCACTGGCACTGGGCATTGGTCTAACCTGATGACCTTCCCTGACACACCTTCGACGGTAAACAACTACGTCGTAAACACCACCGGCAATAGCTGGGATTGGAGTGGTGTTGTTTGGAGCGGCTTTAGCATCGGCGCTTCACCTTCGTTCTTCCCCACAACGCTGCTTATGTACCAACGCTATGGGAAGCGCGGCCTTGCACTTTTAGACAATCCCAGCTTTAACTTTGTTAGCTCCACCATTCGTCTTGTTGGCATCGGTGAGAGTGGCAATGATTATTCTCTCTATATTGGCAATGGCACTAGTTCCGCTTCAACCAATATCCTCATCGAGGATAATTATATCTTCGGTGGTATTCAGCTTGAAATCGTTTCCGATAGTTTTCGCATTGTGCATAATCGCCTCGCGGGCTCTAGCACTAAAGGCGGCCTATTCTCCTTCGTTGGTGGTGCTGGTCTTTTTGAATTCAGTGGCAACAACGTGACTTGGGCAGGTGGCACTAAGATCGAAGGTGGCACCAAGCCTGTATTCCTCAACAACTATTTCGAGGAACTCTATGCCACGTCAGAGAGCAATAATGCAATGGTCGATTTCAATGGTGGCGTAACTACTGTTGCTGCCCCCACTTTCATGCATAACATCGTCGGCGCTATCGTTAGCAGTACATCGACGCCAGTGCGCTATAACAACGTCTCGAATGGCGTCTTTGGGGATAACTATATCTCCACCAGCACCGTGCGCACGGGTGTCACTAGCACCACGCAACTTAGCTGCACCGCGCCAAATGTTTGGAACAGCGCCTCGCCACACTTCTCCACTGCGCTCGCTTCACCGAATCCATTTTCTTGTTGAGGATCGCTATGTCAAACCCTCCTGATAATCTTAATGATACCGAACTCCTCCACCGCATCGCGCGCGAACTTAAGGACCTGCGCGTTCTTGTGACTAAGGCCGTTA